CCACCCGGAACGAGCACTTATCAGACCGGCTCGGCAAGCGGATTATCACTTAAAATCTATGTCGAGTCATATTCGGCAACTGCTTACTTCACGGCTAGCCTTGCGCCTAACACAACGGTGACACAGTACGACTACACCACCGGGGAGGAGATCACATCATGACGTTGAACGAGCTGTTAATCGCAGTCAACGCCCGGAAATGCGAGATAGACACAGGACTTGCAAAGTTGCCAGACGAGATTGCGTTGGAGGCGGTGGAGCTGTACGACCGCTGGGCCGCTGGCGTAAACTATGCGCTGGATGTGCGGGTGCGCTACGGGGACAAGCTGTATCGCGTGGTACAGGCGCATACCTCGCAATCAGACTGGACGCCCGATGCAACTCCCGCGCTGTGGACGGAAGTGGCGAAACCCGGCGAAATCCCCGTCTGGAAACAGCCAACCGGGGCGCAGGATGCTTACAACAAGGGCGACAAAGTGCATTATCCGACAATCAACGATCCAGTATATGAATCATTGATCGATGCTAATGTGTATTCCCCAGAGGCTTATCCCGCCGGTTGGAAGAAACTTTAATTTTGGAGGTATAAATCATGGATTGGAAACGCAAACTCACTTCTCGCAAACTTTGGATGGCTGTTGCACTGTTTGTCAGCGGGTGCATTGTCGCTTTCGGCGGTGACGCTGAAAAGGCAGAAGTTGTGTCCGGCCTAATTATGCAGGGCGCGGCTGTTATTGCCTACATCATCGGTGAGGGGCTTGCCGATGCTGCTGGTGCTTCCAGCGATCAGCCGGAAGAAAAATAAATAAAGCACTTTACAAAACGCGCCTCGCTTGTTATAATACAATCGTAAAATAGCAAGCGAGGTGCGCTATTATGATTGACAAAGAAGATATTGATCGTCTGAAGGAGATTTTCGTCACCCGACAGGAATGTGACAATACGATGGACGATGTAAATAAAAAACTGGCAAACGATAGCACGGAATTGGCTTTGATTAAACAGCAGCTTGCCGTTATTGCTTGGTTTAGCAAGACAACGTTCGGCGTTGTTGTGGCGGCTATTATTGGCGCAATTTTGAAACTGATTCTTGTGGGGTAACAGAATGAATTGTGATAATTGCTCCATCAAAGGGGCAGAGCCTGTTCCGTATATCGTCCATGAATCCGCTATGGCGCGGCAGGAAAGAACTATCAAGAGGCTGTGGATTGCGCTGATTATCTGTATTGTTGGCCTTATTGGTATGTTCATTTATGAAGCGCAATTTGAAACGGTTACTACCACTATTGAGGCTGAACAGGAATCTGAAACTGGAAGTAACTATGCTGTAGGCGGTGATTATACTTATGGCACGGCAGAGAATACGGATTACAACGAAACGCCGAACCCGTAAAATCGGCGGCAACAGTGGCTATCGCAAGTGCAATATGTGCGGCGGTACAGGCCGTATCAAGGTTAAAAAATAAAATCAGAGGCAATAAAGCGGACAGAGAGCCGCCTTGCCTATCTTGCCCCGGTGGAGACATCGGGGCTTTTTTCAAGGGGTGATTAACACGCTTCCAGATTTTGAGATGATTCAGCACCAATTCTTGGGCGGACATGACATTACGATTGTACCGATTTCGGGCGTGCATCTTGGCTCTCCCGGTTGCATGGAGCAAGAGTTTATCAGTTTCATAAAAACCGTAAAGGAAACGCCGAATATGTATCTTGTGCTTGGCGGTGATTTGATCGACAATGGTACGCGGTCAAGCGTGACTAATCCGTTCCGGGCTACCATGCCGCCGAGCCAGCAAAAAAAGGAAATGGCGAATATTCTGGCAGAAGTGCGAGACCGTATTCTTTGCTTTGTTCCGGGCAACCACGAGCGGAGAAGCGGAAAAGACGCAGACGATGATCCTTGCTATGATATTGCCGCAAAGCTCGACCTTGAAAATCTGTACCGGGAGAATATTGCTTTTGTCAAAGTGCAACTTGGCACAAAAGAAAGGGAAAACGGCACTATGACAAGTGGGAAAGATCGTCCGTCTTATATGTTGGTGGTAACTCATGGCGCGGGTGGCGGGATTCTGACGGGCGGTGCTGTCAACCGTGGGGAACGATTCGGCTATGTCATTGACGGCATGGACGCTCTTATTGTCAGCCACACGCACAAACCGTTCACAACTCAACCGGGAAAAATCAAGATTGACCCGTTCAACAACAAAGTTTCCGTCAAGCCGTTCAAAGTGATTTCTTCCACAAGTTGGCTTGAATACGGCGGTTATGCGGCGCAGAAGATGCTACTGCCGACAACGCATTGTCTCCACACGCTGACATTGCGCGGCGACAAGAAAGAAATCGTGGTGACGATGTGAAAAGCTACACCAACAGTCAAATCACGTTCCTGATTGATGAGCACATCCACAATGCGAGAGACAGAGAAATATTAAAGCGGCGCTTATGTGACGGCCTTACATATGAGCGGCTTGCAGAGCAATTCGATTTATCCACGCAACGGGTAAAAGCGATTATATACAAGGCACAAGAAAAATTAATACGGTATCTATAAGATAGCCGAAAACAAGCAAAAAGACAGTCGATTGATTGATTTCAGTCGGCTGTCTTTTTTTATATCCTTATACCATAGAAAGGCGGTGCAAAATGGACGGCTACGATAACGATTTGATGCTGTTGATGTTCCTCGACGATGATTTGTTTTTCGTTGATATAAGTGTTGAAGAACAGGAGCGTGAAGATGTGGAAAAAGTTCCAGAACAACCCTACAGGGCGTAACGTTGGCGATTGCGCTGTTAGGGCGGTTAGTGTGGCGCTTGGCGTTGATTGGGAAACAGCTTATGTCATGCTTTCCGTCAACGGATTTGCGATGGGCGATTTGCAAAATTCAAATTCTGTAATCGGCTCCGTCCTTCGCCAGCATGGCTTTTATCGTTTCAATCTGCCGGAGACTTGCCCGGATTGCTACACATTCGGAGACTTTGCTCGTGATAACCCACGCGGCATTTTCGTGGTCGGCACGGGAACGCACGTTGCAACTATCATTGACGGAAATTTAATGGACGCTTGGGATAGCTCCGATCAGCCCGTAGCGTTCGTATGGTACAGAAAGGATGATTAACAAATGGCGTATGGAAACTATTTTCCCGCAACCTATCAGCCAAATTATTACGGCCAGCCGAACCCGTATTTCCAGCAGATGCAGAACCAAGCCATGATGCAGCAGAATCAGCAGATGCAACAGGCACAGCAGCAGGGGCAGCAGATGCAACAGCCCACGATCCAACAGAGCGGCCTTGTTCTAATTCCATCGGAACAGGATGCGCGAAACTATCCGGTTGCGCCGGGTAACAGCATCACTTTCAAAGATGAAAACGCGCCATACTGCTATGTAAAGACGATGGGCTTCAATCAGCTTGACCGCCCCACATTTGAGCGGTACAGGCTTGTGAAAGAAGATAGCCCTGTAACGGCTCAGAACGCCCCTACAAGCGCAGATAGTGCAGAGGGGAGCAAGGATACCGCCTACGCCCTAAAAAGCGATTTAGGCGCGATCTGGAGCGAAATAGACGCAATCAAAGAAAAGCTAAAGGCGCAGACGGAGAAAAAGGCAGTTAAGGCGCGTAAAGCAGAGGAGGTAACGGACGATGAATAATCCGATGATGGGAATGAACCCTATGCAGATGGTACAGCAGTTGAAAGCAAATCCTATACAGTTTTTACAACGGGCTGGGTATAACGTGCCGTCAAATCTCAATTTGCCTAATGACATCATCCAACATTTGATGAACTCAAAACAAATCACACAGCAACAGTATGAACAGGCGCGGCAGATGGTGGCACAGTTTAAGCGATAAGTGCCAAATTTGCACTTTGAATTGCACTTTTCCATACAATAAGTGGTAAAAATCGACCACTTTTCAAATTTGTATTTCTTTCGCTGTTGCTCGGCGCGCAAGTAGTAGCGGTTGAAATAAATATATTTTTGAAAGGATAAACAAACAAAATGGCTCT